GATGTGGTATAGCTTTCGCCTAGGGTTCACGGACTGTGCCCGTGTTCGGCCCGACGTGTGATCGTCCGCCTGTGCCTGACGTGTGGTTCCCCCACCACGGCAGGCTCACGCTGTCCCGCTCACGCCACCCAGCGCAAGGCCGCCCGCAACGCCGAGGCCCCGAGGGCGAGGGCCACCGTTGCTGACCACGTCGCCCGCTTCGGGTGGTGGTGCCCTGGCGTCGAGGACCACGAGCCGCACGAGAGCAACGACCTGACCGCCGAGCACGTCAACCCCCGAGGCTCGGGCACAGCGTGGCCTAACGGCCCGCTCACGGTGCTCTGCCGTGGCGAGAACTCACGGCGGGGTGGGATCGAACGGTGTTCACCTTGATGGGGGGGGTGGGAAAAGTTCCCAGTTCTGGGATGGTGCGGAGTCCCTTGAACCCCTGAAAACAGCCAGACAGGTTCCAATCTCAGGGAGGTCCACGATGCCCACGGGAGGCGCACGAGCCCGGTCCGGCCCCGCTCCTGACCCCAACGCCCTGCGCCGGGACAAGGACGGCGGCGACTGGACCACGCTCCCGAGCGCCGGCCGCCCCGGTCCGGCGCCGACCTGGCCGCTGGCCGAGCAGACCGAACGGGAAGCGGTGCTCTGGGAGCGCGAGTGGCGCCGGCCGCAAGCGCTCATCTGGGAGGCGAACGGGCAGGAGCTCGAGGTCGCCATGTTCGTGCGCTCCGTCGCAGACGCCGAGAACGCCGAGGCGTCTGTCGCGTCCCGCACGCTGGTCCGCCAGCAGATGGACTCGCTCGGCGTCTCGATTCCCGGCCTGCTCCGCAACCGCTGGCGCATCGCCGACGACGCCCCGTCGCACAAGCCCACGGGCACCGCCGGCAGGTCCGGCCTCACCGCCCGGAACCGGCTGAAGGTGGTACCGGATGGGAGCACCTGAGGCCAAGGTCATGGCGGTTGCGCCCGAGTGGATCGAGGCGCACTGCGTCATCCCCGACGGGTTCAAGCAGGGCCGCCCGTTCCGCCTCTACGACTACCAGCTCGCCTACTTCGGCGCCTTCTACCTCGTGCGGGGCGAGGCCGAGTGGAACCCGGAGAACCCGGTCCTCGGCCCCGCCTTCGTCTACCGGCGTGGGCTTCTCGTCGGACCGCAGAAGCTCGGCAAGGGTCCGCACACCGCCGCCCACGTGTGCCTCGAAGGGTCCGGTCCGGCCCTGTTCGCAGGCGTGGCCGGCAGCGACGACGGGTACGCCTGCGCTGACCACGGCTGCCGGTGCGGGTGGGAGTACCCCTACGAGCAGGGCGAGCCGATGGGCATGCCGTGGCCCACCCCCCTCATCCAGATCACCGCCTTCTCCCAGGAGCAGACGGACAACATCTACGACGCCCTGCGCCCGATGATCGAGCATGGCCCGCTGGCCGACCTCATCCCCAAGACGGGCGAGGAGTTCATCCGCCTCCCCGGCGGCGGGCGCATTGACACCGTCACCTCTGCCGCCAACTCCCGCCTCGGCCAGCGCATCACCTTCGCCCCCCAGGACGAGGTCGGTATCTGGACCCCCCGCAACAAGATGGTGAAGGTGGCGGACACGCAGTACCGCGGCCTCGCCGGCATGGGCGGCCGGGCGTCCCTCACGTCGAACGGCTGGGACTCCAGCGAGAACAGCGTGGCGCAACAGCAGTACGGGTCGAAGGCGACCGACATCTACCGCCAGATGATGCAACCCCCCCGGTCGCTGTCGTACCGCAACAAGGCCCACCGCACCAAGATCCACCGCATCGTCTACCCGCCCGACGTGCTGCGGGAGAACGGCGGGCACATCGACCTCGACTCCATCGCGGGCGAGGCCGACGACCTCGTGGTCAAGGACCCCCAGCAGGCCGCCCGGTTCTTCGGCAACATCATCACCTCCGGCGCCGGGCACGCCGTCGACCCCGAACGGTGGGCCGACCTCGCACGCCCGCTCCGTATCGTCCCGCCCGGCGAGCGCATCGGCCTCGGCTTCGACGGCTCCATCTCCCACGACGCCACCGCCCTCGTCGCCTGCACCGCCGACGGTCACCTGTTCGTGCCCCAGGTCGACGGCAAGGCGACCATCTGGACCCGCCCCGACAACGCCCCGCCCGACTGGCGCATCCCCCGCATCGAGGTCGAGCAGGCGCTCGAGGCGGTCATGGACCGCTACCTCGTCGGCCGGATGTTCTGCGACCCCCCGAAGTGGTTCACCGAGATCGAGCGATGGGCCGAGCGGTGGAACCCCGAGGAGGTGGCTGACGCCGTCGTCCTCGTGCTCGACACCAACCAGCCCAAGCGCATGGCGTCGGCCTGCGACCGCTACCTGATCGGACTGGCCGAGGGCGGCACCACCCACGGCGACCACCCCCTCCTCACCGAGCACGTACTGGCGATGGTCAAGAAGCGGGCCTACGTGAAGGCCGACGATCCCACCGACGGCCGCACCCGCTACGTGTTCGACAAGGGCGACGACGGCCGCAAGATCGACGCAGGAATCGCCTCCGTCCTCGCCGTGGAAGCGGCGATGAGCATGCCCGAGCCGGCCGAGGTGAGGGAGTCCGACTTCATCCTGATCTGACGCTCCGGGAGGTGTAGATGGCCCCGTTTCTGCTCCTCCTCGGCGCCCTCATCGTCGTGGCCGGATGCGCCATGGTGTCGCCGGCTGCTGCCGTCATCGCCCTCGGATCACTGGTCATGCTGTCCGCCGTCGGCGTCGCCGTCGTCCAAGATCGCCGCCCCCGCCCCGTGGCGGCTGAATGACAGTCCTCGGCCGGCTGTTCGGGGCGACGGAGGAGCGCTCCTACTCCCCGGTGTCGATCCCACAGTGGGAGTCGACCGGCAAGTGGGACGCCGGCATGGTCTGGAATGCCACGAGCGCCAGCGCCGTGTCCACCGACTCGTCGATGCGGCTCTCGGCCGTCTTCGCCTGCCTACGGCTGCTCTCCGAGGCCATCGCAACCCTCCCGCTCGACACGTTCATCCGAGATGGCGGCACCCGCCGGCCGTACCGCCCTCGCCCTGACTACCTGTCCTTTCAGCCTCCCCTGTCGAGTCGCATCGACTACCTGAGCCAGCTCATGCTGTCCCTGCTCACCGACGGGAACGCCTTCGTCGCCACTCCGCGCGGCGAGATGGGCGTCCCGCTCGCCCTCATCGTGCTCGACCCCTGTCAGGTGGTCGTCGACCGAGTCGACGGCCGTACCCGCTACCGGGTGCAGGAGCGGGAGTTCGACCCACTCAACGACCTCCTGCACATCAAGGGGATGACCCTGCCCGGACAGCTGCGGGGCCTGTCGCCAATCGCCTACGCCCGGGAAACCATCGGCCTCGGCCTCGCCGCCCAGCGCTTCGGCCAGGCGTTCTTCGAGAACGGCGCCTTGCCCGGCGCAGTGATCGAGGCGCCCGGCACCATGAGCCAGCCGGCCGTTGACCGCTGGATGTCGACATGGAACGCCAACCACCAGGGCGTCGGCAACGCCTCGAAGATGGGCGTGCTCACCGAGGGCGCCACCCTCAACAAGGTGTCCGTCTCACCCGACGACGCTCAGTTCCTGGAGACCCGGGCATTCCAGGTTCCCGACGTGGCCCGCATCTTCGGCGTCCCGCCCCACCTCATCGCAGACGCATCGAACTCGACCTCGTGGGGCTCCGGCCTGGCCGAACAGAACCTCGCCTTCGGCCAGTTCTCCCTCCGCCCATGGATCGAGCGCATCGAGGACGCCCACGGGCGTCTCCTGACGACTCACGGGCTGCCGGACGTGTTCGTGAGGCTCAACCTCGACGCACTGCTGCGGGCGTCCCTCACCGACCGTTACGCCGCCTACGCCGTCGGCATCGAGAGCAAGTTCCTGCTGCCCAACGAGGCACGCAGGACCGAGGACCTGCCGCCGCTGCCCGGTGGCGACGACTTCCCTGCGGAGTCCAACCCCGACACGGCGGAACCTCTGGCGCTGGTCGAGATGGTGCAGAAGGTCTATCTCGGCGTCGGCACCGTGCTGACAGCCGAGGAAGCCCGCCAGATGCTGAACGCCGCAGGTGCCGGACTCACCGGCCCCGGCCCAACCTCCGGCTCCTGACAGGAGACAGCACATGACACCCGAGTACCGCTCCCTCGTGGAGACACCGGAGTTCCGCTCCGCCGACGGCAAGCTAACGGCGGCCGGTGTCGCCATGCGCTACGGCTCCACGTCCAAGCCGATCCGGGGCCAGTTCCGCGAGCTGTTCACGCCGGGCGCCTTCGCCAAGACCATCAGGGAACAGGACGTTCGCAGCCACAACGAGCACGCTGGGCCTTACCTCGCCCGGATGGCGAACGGCACCCTGCGCCTGATCGACTCCCGCTCGGAGCTGTCCTACGAGATCGACCTGCCGGACACCACCGCCGGCCGCGACGCCGCTGCTCTGCTCGAGCGGGGCGACATCAAGGGCAGTTCGATCGGTTTCCAGGCCATCCCCAAGCAGGTGGCGTGGACCGTCGACGCCGACGGCATGGCCCTGCGCTCTGTCTCCGAAGCCCGCCTCAGCCGGGTCGATCTCACCGTCGCACCCGCCTACGACTCCTCGACGGCCGAGATGGCCCTGCGCTCCCTCGCCGACCAGACGGGCATGGAGCTGCGGTCGCTGATCGAAGCGGCCGAGCGAGGCGACCTCCCGACCATCATCTCGCCCCCCGAGGGCGAAGAGCACGACGAACGAAGCGACGAAGACGGCCGGGAAACCACCGTCTTCCGTCACCCCTCGTACTTCGTGTGACGCACCAGCGGCCGCCCGCACGGCACCGCGATACCCAACCCCTCAAGTCCTGAAAGGACAAACCATGCAGACCCTGGAAATCGTGCGGGCCAACTTCGGCGCTCGCAAGGACATCGTCGACGAGCTCCGCTCGATCGACGAGGCGGCCGTCGGCCGTGCCTACTCCGACGACGAGACGGCCACCGTCACCGAGAAGCGCTCGGCGTTGGCCGAGATCGACGGTCGCCTGTCGACGCTGCTGGAGCAGGAGATCCGCTCCACGCAGATCAGCGACGCCACCGACAGTCTCCTCGGCGTCATGCTCGACCGCGACAGCGGCGAGGTCATGGACACCCGCAGCATCGGCGAGCGCTACGTCGAGGCCGAGGGCGTCAAGCCCTGGCTGACCGGCGGGGCGCGCGGCTCCTCGCCAGCGGTGCAGGCGGAGATGGAGTTCCGGGCCGTCACCAACGTGACCCTCGGCGCCACGTCCGGCGGCGCCCTCACCCGGGCTCAGCGCCTCGACCGCATCGGTCGGGACTTCTTCGATCGCCGCACGTACCTGCTCGACCTCCTGCCCAGCATCCCGGTCACGCAGGGCTCGGTCGAGTACGTCCAGGATCAGTCGCCCCAGGCCGACTTCTCCGACAAGGCCGTGGAGGTCGCCGAGGCCGCGGCCAAGCCGCAGGCCGGTCCCACGCTGGCGGTCATCACCGAGGCCATCCCCGTCGTCGCTGCCTGGGTGAACATCACCCGCCAGACCGCCGCCGACGTGCCGCAAGTCATGGGCTACCTCGACGGCCGGCTGCGCTACTCGCTCAAGCGCCGGGCGGACGGCCAGTCGATCAACGGCGACGGCATCTCGCCGAACATGAAGGGGCTCGCCAACCGCACCGGCATCACCACCTACGCACCGGCCGCCGCCGAGGCGAGGTACGTCAGCATCCGCCGAGGCATCCGCCTCATGGAGGACGTCGAGACGGTGCCCGAGATCATCGTCCTCAACCCCGCCGACGCCGAGATCTTCGACCTGTCGAACTCGACCACCGCCGGCATCCACGCCACCCCGGACCAGACCGGCGGCCTCCGCCAGGGAACGGCCCGCACGGCATGGGGCCTCACGCAGGTCCGGTCCACCGCCATCGCATCCGGCACGGCGCTGCTCATCGACCCGATGGCCGTGGCCGTGCTCGACCGCCAGCAGGTGACCAGCTACATGACCGACAGCCACGCCTCGAACTTCACCAGCAACATCCTCACGCTCCTCCTGGAGACGAGGATCGGTCTGGCCCTATTCGACCCGAAGGGCGTGGCGAAGATCACGTTCAACGGCACCGTCTGAGCCGCAGTTCCATCCGACCATCCGAAAGGAAGCCATGACAGACGAAGTAAGCAAGACCGGCGTGTTCCTCGACCCCGACGGCAAGGTGGTGACGGCGCAGCCCGAGCAGGGCATCCAGCTCGTCGCCCCCGGCGGTGTCATGGACGCCAACGCCCAGGCCGCCATCGACGCAGCCAAGGCGGCGGCTGCCGACGAGGTCAAAGCGCCCGAGCCGGCGCCCGTCCTGCCGCCGGTGACCACCGAGGCCACCGCCCGCCGCAAGTAGCCCACCACGCTCCCCGCCCCGTCCTGTCCCTTCGGGGCGGGGAGCGATCACCGTCGAGGAGGCCCCGATGACCGTCTACGTCCCCTCCCCGGCCGGCGTCCACCACGCCAGCACCACCACCCCCACGGCC